ATAAGACATGGAGACAAAGCCTTCTTCCCTGGTGCATATCTTTTTGCTTTTGCCAGCTTATGCTTTCCTGGTGCTGGCGGAGGTGGGGGAGGAGGCTCGGGGGGAGGAGGTTCAGGCGGGGGTGGCCCTGGTGGAGGAACAGGCTCTTCTGGTTTATAAAGGCAGAATCTCCCTAATCCGAAAATCTTCCAGAACTTACACCACAGGCTGTTTACACCAAAAAACCAATATTTATCAAACTTGCTCATATTACCTCCCGAATAAGACGTATCCAAAAGACACGGCACCACCTCTCCTGTTCTCGATGTAAATCTTTCCATCCGATCCATTCGCGCTTACCGTACAATGCGTGTCTGTCCCGGTCGTACCCGATAAGGCTCCTGTCGCCACATCGAAATTTGCAGCTCCGCTCATCTTGTAGCAGAACTGCGTTCCTGCACTCGTCACCCGATAGGAAGCAAGTATCCACCAATCGCTGTAAACGCTTCCTCTTCCGAATATCAGGATCGCTCCAACATCATTCCCAGGCGTAAAAGACGTGGCTTGGTCATCATTCAACGTGATCTCATTCCCTGCAAGATTCCTGTCGTCCAACTGAATGTCAGATCCCATATACCAAGTACCACTTGATAGAATACTGTTTAAAAAATTTCCTGAATTGTTGTCTCCCCCGTGTGTAAAGTTATTCTGGATCTGAATCGTATTGTGCATTGCTCCTGACTCAATCAGGTATGGTTTGGAATAATTTCCAGCCTCACCGACAAGTCCGTTGATGCTATTAAATCCCTTATTTGACTTGATCGTAACTGCATAAGTGTATGTTGGAGTTGCGTCCCCTGCTGCATTATGAAAGAATCCTCCATCGATTTCATTTTCGTCAGAATTAATGATAATCGCCTTCCAATACTGGACATATCTATTTCCCCTCAGATTTTGCTGGTTTGCGTTGCCTGATGTCTCTATGTCTGTCTCAAGTTGAGTGAAGTAGCAGATCTCAACTGTATTGAAAAAATTTGCACCAGGACTTCCTCCGGGTGCGTCAAATAAAATTCCTCTACTTCCAGCTATACCCCTACTAGACCCCTGGAAGTAAAGGCACTTAAATACATTCTCAATGGAGGTCTTTCCTGTTTCCACCGTGACCTTCACTCCATTGTCGGACATAATCGCAAAGTCTCTCATGACACAGAACTTGGAATTATTGAGCAGGAAGCAATAGTCGCTACCTTCATAGAAAATCTTAGTTGCCTTGCCGCATCCCCTTATTTCAATTCCCGTAAGATTCTCGAGCCTAACCTGCTCCCTAATGATGAATGAACCAGAGGGTAGGAATATCACGGAGTTGTCTTCTGACAGGTCTCTCACGGCTTCGTTGATAAAAGATGTTATATCAGCCATATTTGAACTGATGCTGCCGTATGATCTTATGTCGATGAACGGCTTTTTTGTGATTAGGTCTCCGATCTCCGCTCTCCCTGCCGTCTTAAAATTCTCTTCTGTGTTTCTCCAATCTGTAAAATCCATTATGTGCTTATGGAATACTCCTCCTGGCTTTCTCTTCAGGTTTTTGGTCTTACCTGTGTCCTCGATAAATTCTCTATACTTATCGGCTTCCATTTTAATCAGCCTTTACTGACCTCTTGGGCAATCTCCTGTGAAAGTATGTGCTGAACCCAATAATTCGGCACTCACCCCCTGTGTCCTCATTGTTTATAAACTCGAACCTCATATCATATCCAGAGACTCTTAAAGCAATCCTCTTCATGATCTCGTTCCTTATCTCTGGCGTTGTCGAAGGAGTGCTTCCAGGAAGAGAAATTGTCGCTATGGCATCTTTCTTGAAGTCCCTGTATATATTCATCGTTATTGTCTTGTTTGTCGGCAAGATATACCGGATGAACATTTTCCTTAGTATGTTCCAGAGCTCCTTCTCTGTTGATACATTTATCCATGGCGTACTGAAATTTGAGGAGATCGCGGAACCGTCATCGTTGTGTCCGGAGTTTTGAATGTAGATATTTCCATCGTCAGTTCCCGAGATGAACTGCCTTTCATTGTTCGGTCCGCTTATCGTTGCGAACGCTGTCATCTTCTTTGGGAATGTATATATAGAAAATCTCATCCCAAGATAATCAAAAACAACAACCTTATCAGGTTCCTCATTGCTTCCTGTCGGTATTGACAGCCAGTATTCGCTGAACTCCCTGTTACTTCCAGAAACGCACCTATCAAGGAAATCCCTGTTTATTGATCCAAGGGTCCTTTTGATGAACCTCGACATTATAGGCCGGAAGCACATCTCTCCATTAAATACCTCAATCCCGAAATCAGACTTCCAGATCATAAGCAAGTCGCAAATCTCAACAGAATGTGCGGCTTCTAGTCCTATTCCTTGAGGTAAAGCATTGATCTCATATAGGTTATCTCCCTTCTTCTCAACCTTGAAATTCGTCTTATCCTTGAAAACATAAAGATCCTCTCCGTAAGCCCTTATCTGTTTAATCTTATCTGCCTCTCTTCTCTCAACCGGAATTATATTAGTGCTGGCGGCTTCTTCCAGTGTGCCTGCGTTTGTTCGGAATAAGTCATTAGGAAATTCTTCATTCCCTGCTATCCAGAGCTTCCCATCCCAAATCTCGAAAAACTTTCCTTCCTTGGGAATCCCCCTGTTGTAGCTGACTTCCTCACTCTCTAAAATGTCAGCATCACTCAGGTTGTCCTCATAGGCTGTAGCATCATTATTGGTTATATCTGCAAGCCAGTAAAACTTCTCTCCGTTTGCCAGAGTCCGGTAAATCCTCCTGGCGTTTACCTTTCCATCAGGTGATACGGGGATATTAGTAAGGTCCACTTTCTGAGCGCTAGGTGTTACTTCTGCCGATTCAGGAGATGGATTGCTTTCACAGGGATAGTTGCCCGTTCTGTAAAATGTGATCAGATACTTATATTTCCCCGTCAGGTTTCCCGAGGATCCCACAGCCACAGATGGAGCTGTCAATGGAGCCTTTATACCGAGAAGAAATACCTTGTCTCCCTCAACTAGAAGATTCGACTCAAACCCTCCTACAATCTGCCTTCTCTTGTAAACGACTCCATCAGAAGGAACCTTCAGCATTTGCTCTGATTCGTAAATCTTTGTCCATGTGTAACTGTTTATTTCCCTCTTGTATATCTCCTTCCATTTCCCTATGAATAAATCACCCCTGAAGACGCACATTCCCCCACTATTTTGAGTTGACGGATTCGTAGATATTAATCCTTCATCATAAATCCCCTCGTCTATCGTCCAATAGGTAGAAATCTTTGATGTCTCGCTTCCCGTTGGGGGGTATCGAAGGTTATAATAAAGCCTTCCATCAAATATCACCTCTGAACATGGAAGACCTCCACCTGGCTGAGTTTGAAGAACCTCCCAAGTTTTAATATCCAAAGAACGATAAAGCCTTCTATTCCCACTATCATAAGCCCCACCAGCCGTAAGCGCGACTCCGACAACATAGAGCTTTCCATCGAACTCAGCGAATGATGCGAAGGCATATTTCTCATCATAATCCGCGCTATCAAAAATCTTGTTGAACTTCGGAACATCTGTATCTAATGGCATGTGAAGTTTCCATATCTGCCACGTCCAATCTGATTTAGCAGAGCTGTAAACTGTGACAAAAAGATACAGGTCATTGTCCCAAACATAGAGCTGACCAAATCTGTGGCAAAGCTCTTTAATCAATGTTGTTGTATTTGAATCTATATTAGCTGACCCATCAAAGTCAGTGACTTCTGCCCATGTGCTAGGAGGAGTTAAGTAGTGGACTCTCCACAAATCGTTGCCAGATGGAGAATCATAGGTCAGAACCCAAAGTCTGTTTTTATAGGATGCCATGCTACATGCAATAAGGTTTGAATGAGATGTCAGTTGCGTTGACCATCCCGTTCCCTTGGTATATTTATAGATTAGTCCTGGACTTGAGTATCCGCTATCTCTACCTAGTGCAATCCATACAGATCCATTAAAAACAATGGCGTCTTTAGCTGAGAGATCCAGGCTTACGTTATCGAGTGAGGAAGCGGAATTTTCTACTAAAAAAGAACTCCCATCTGTTGACACATATATCTGAACCGCATTATTTGGTGTCCCATCATAGAGCTTTATAATTGCCAGCTTGTCATCAAAGATGAATAACTTCTTAAGATTTGTCTCATAAAGCGCTTGTCCTTCTAAGAATGTTCTCGTAAATGAGATTGTTCCCTTGCGCTGCCATATCCCCCTTTCTGTTATGACATTTATCTTCTTGTGATTATCCGGGTCTTTGTACTCTTGAATACCTCTTATGGCTTCTCCATAAAAATTGTAATCCGCGTCCAACTTCGTACACCCTGGCCTTTTCACCCTACTTTTCCCGTCTTCATGGACCTTCCAGCTCTCACATTCAATAACGTCTTTCTCTGGAATTTCACCAGGAGGATCAATTTCGTTTAGATTCCCCCCAAGGTCCCAAAATCTTTTCCTATACAAAGACTTCATTATCTTATTTGCCTAGTAAGTTTCTCCCTGAATCTGTCAGATATGCTTGGCTCGATCGATATTGTCCTTGTTATGGAGTTAAATCGAGTCGCATATCTCTTATCAAGCTCTGTCATGCTCTCCTCGTCAATCAGGTGACATTGACGAGCTGCATCTATCGCCACAAGCAAGTGGGCCGGGGCCGGAAGCTCTGGAATGTGAGCATCGTCTGTCAGGTCGGGAATCTTATAGAAGTAAAAAGACTTATATCTGTCTGCTATCGTTGCAGATGGAGTAGGATCAAAGGCGATTTCGTTCCTTTCCTCATAACTCCATACACGGGGATCTCCTTTCTCCCCTACATTTGCGTATCGATATATCTGATCTGGATGGACAAAAAGAAGTCCCTGCGGCTTCTGCCCTGTCTCATTATGGAAGATATTCTCAAAGGCCAGGAAGTCTGAAATATTGATGTCTCCACCGCTTTTGACCGTGTACTCCCTCTTGTTTGCTGTAATAGAGATCAATTTCGGCTTTCTAAATTCCCTCGGGATGTATGGAATCAAATCAAGCTCCACCTTCTCGAGAGATAGATTGATCAGACTGTTGAGATCAAGCTCTGATCCACTTGCATCATCCTGAAGTAATCCTTCAGGGGCTTCGGTAAACTCAAAAATCAATCCCCTTACCAACTTTCTTATCTCTACTCTAGTCATTTTTAATTCCCCTATTGATACTCGCCATAAACCAGGATAACGACTGTATTACATGGCCCTGTCCATCCTGACAATGTAAATTTAGGTTGAATTTTATAAATGCCCGGTTTATCCAAATCCCCGTTTTGGGTAGTATATCTTAGATAATTACTGTCATAAATTGAGGGAGTCCAGCTATCCAAAGAATCATCTGGCTTTTTTACTTCAAATGCCAAGCCAGTTGCCCCAGTTAAATCTTCACCCATATCTATTTCAATAATTAAACCAACGGTATCGACATATATTTTATTTTCAAGCATCTATATCTCCTCTGTTTCAATTATTGATTTTAAGGAAACAATTTCTGTTCTTTTTGATTCTCCTTCAAATAAAATAGTTCTTAATGAATTATCTGAAACAGATATAGTTCGAATAGATTCAAGCCTTATAATTTCTGTCTTGATATGCGATAGTGTAAACAAATAATCTGAAGCTGGAACAATCATGATCAAAATGCTTCCGTCATAACTTGGATATTCCTTCAAATAATTAGATGTTGTCGAAAGGACTATTGGGATATTCCCTTGATAAAGAAACTCGTTTAAAGCCTCTAATGAATAACTAGAATTTGGAGTCAATATAATCGGAACTACCCCGCTATATGACTTTTCTGCTGACGAAATATAAGATGGAGATAACACAATAGGAATGTCACCGGAATAAAGCATTTCGCCTTTAGAGCTATAAGATGGCAATAGTGATATCTGAATATCCCCATCATAGACAGCATCCAAGATGGATGAATAGCTCGGAACTAAGGCTATTGGAACAGCCCCATCATATTGATAGATGACCGAAAGGCCATATTCTGAAGCCGGAAGAATGACCAGGGGGATATTTCCGTTATATCCAGGATATTCTTTAAGACTATCTGCACTAGGTGTTATCAATACCGGAATACTTCCAGCATAAATCCTGTCTAAAACGGAGACATAGCTTGGCGATAAAGCCATCAGAATATCACCAGCATATAACATTTCCCCTTTAGAACTATACGCCGGGAGTAGAGAAAGCGGAATTACCCCATCGTAAATCATCTCGCATTTTGAAAGATAACTTGGCGCAATGCCGATAGGGATGTTTCCATTATAAGGTTTTTCAAATGAAGACTGATAAGACGGAAGAATTGTCATTGGAAGAATACCGGAATAAACAGCCTCCAGTTTGGAAGAATAGTCCGGAATCATAGTAATCGGTATACTTCCACTATAAGGATAATTCATTTTAGAAAGATAAGACGGAATAAGAGTCATATCAATATCGCCTGTATAAACAAATTCATTTTCAGCAACGGCTAATTCAATGGCAAACTGAACATATACAGCACCATCACTAGCAGTTGAAGCAACAACGACATTTAAAGTAGACCCTTGAATGGGCATTTCTTTGATACCCCAACATCCACAAGCATCGGTTGATCCAGTCCCAGAAGTTTCCTCGTCTTCCTCCGACCAGCCGGAATCTGATTCGTTAAAAGGCGCACCATCTCCCCCATCGAAAGACAATACATAGAAGGCTAAACAGTTGTCGACATCTGTGTTTACGGCATCAATCGTATGGTTAGCTCCACTTGTAGTATAATCTGGAGTGCCAACAATATTAATTGGGCTTGATGTATTAACCCCACGAATCCTGATATACCATCCGAACATCTCGTCATTATTGCCAGAATTTTGATAAACATTAATTGTCGCATCTTCGGAACCAGTCGCAATACGCCAATAAACACCCATAGAGGCATCTGCATTTGTATTGGCATAGTTGAATTTGAAGTCCAGACAAGAGATATCGAATCATATATTCTGATATCATCGTAATAAACAGTAATAGAACTATTAGCACCAACTTGATAAGCCCCGATAAGATGAGATCCAACTCTCCCGTCATTACAATCTAATGTGAAAACTGACCCCCTGCTTGTTCCATCCACCCAAAGCTCTGCACCGCCATCCGCTCCGGTTCCGGCTTTCCAGTGAATCTTTATCTCATGCCATGCCTGATCCAAAATACTGGAACAAGCCCAAATCACAGAATAATCTACGGAATCATCGTCCTTTAAAATTCCAAGTACAAGATATGTCGTTCCGCTATTTTCTAATAAGGCAAGATAAAAAGGAACTTCAGTTAAGGCATCATTTAGGGCATAATATAGACCAATGGCTTCTCCGGTTCCGAGTGAAACAGAGTTAAAATTAACATAGATTCTAGAAAAAACTTCTGTTTGATCTGAAAAAGCATCGTTTTCCGTAACATACGCATCATCATCATTAGAGGCAACAACTTCAAGTCCATAGCTTCCGCTTCGTTTTGAAGTGGCATTTGCCGTTACGGTCGAGCTGCCTTCTTCTGTATAGCTATCCCATTCGGAAAGATCGCCAGTTTCAAAACGACTTAAATGAAGAAGCATATTAAATTCCTAACAATTAATTTTATTTCCTCTGTTTGAATTAATTGTTTGCAATTATCAGCTTGCTGTCACAGTGGCCGTAACCTTCACACTCCATCCGTCATTGACGGTATAGGGACCATCTGAGAAATTTTCAACAGCCAATAGATTGCCACTTGTTCCAGAGGCAACATCACAGATAAAATAACCATACACATCGCCCCAGTTGCCACCGGATGCCGTAAAGGTCTTCTCAAGATTTTTATACTCTCCCTTTGTAGCCTGTTCAGTCCAATCAGCATCCAAAAGCTGGATCCTTGCGTAGCCATTCCCGGATATTTCTGTTATGCTCGCCAAGGTTGCCGTTTCACCTGGTTCGGATGTATCAAGATATAAACCAAGATATAATCCGGCTGCCCTAGATGACTGTTTCAAGTAAACGGCGCCAACGTCAGTTTCGCCCTCGTCACACCACTTTGCCATACCAAAGATCAGGTAAAGCGTTAAAATCAAAAAAAGATTTTCTATCATTTAAACCTCCTTCTTATCTCTTTTGGTGTCATCTTAATTCCTCTGAAATTCCAACGCTCCTATATCTGGATACGGCCCTTTTCCCAGTGCTGCAATGATTTTCTCTATGTTTTTGACTATTGCCTTAAAGATTGATTTATATATTCCAGATGATCCCGGAACCGGATTCCCTTCATAATCCTCTGTCAGCCCAACATCTGTACCAGCGTCTATACAAGGCGAAATAGATTGCAGAGTAAAATCCCCATTGGCAGGGTCGGTCAAAAGCGGCTCTGACTCAAACTCAGTACCATCAAGTGTGATTCCAAGTTGCGTAGAGCCTGAATCAACTCTGTAATAACAGTTGTTGGTATGGGTTATTGTAAATGTACCTGGGTTGGAGTAGTAAATATAATCAACC